ATTGGTTGTTCTACTTGCTAATTTTTGTGAAACAATATTTCTTGTGGTATATGGTAATGTAAAATAATTTACTGAACCATCTCTATTAACATTAAAATTTAATGCAGAAATAGATGTTGCTGTTGGTGAATTCATGTTATAGACCATTGCCAAATTCTTCAATGGGAAATTTTTAACAACTTGGCCAGCTGTCATTTGTCTGGTTCTTCTATTGATGTTTGCATTGAAGTCTGTAACACCGGCGTCTGATGCTGAAAAACCCGAGAAATCATCCACCATAATACCATTTTTGAATCTGTTTAATCCATATGCATCTGAAATTTGTAACGAATTTGCATTTTGTTCAAGTGAATTTAAGGATGTGTAGTATTCAACACGGTTAATTCTTGTGTCGAGTCCCGCAATATCAGCCATTGTGTATCGGCGATGCTGTAATTTATCAATTGACAAATCTGGCAGTTTACCTGGTGGAACTTCTGTGGTTATATAACCAGTATATGGATTATGTGTGATATTTGCTATCGTCAATGAAGAATCTGGTTCATTTGGTAAAATTGGATTAATTGAAGGAGCTCCCTCAATTATTTGTAGACTTCTATCTTTGGTTAAAATTAATTTATCTTTACGACCAAGATAATGTTCATAGTCACAAATGAAACTTGAAGAATCTACAGGTAACAGTGAACCAAATCTTGTATCTGATGGATTAGAATAACGAAAAACAAAATCTGTTTGTGCATTTTGTCTGGATGGTCTAAAGTCTAAACAATCTCTTAGTGAATATGTTGTTCCATTTTTACTTGTGTAATTTGGAATTTCTCTGTAATTTTCTGGCGCATTTGAAATATCCACATATGACATTTTATTAAAATAACCATCACCACCCGAGTGTTTGTAATAATCAACATACACTAACAAATTACCTACTGGTTTAGGTGCACCAGGTCTCAATGTAATTGAAGCATGGTCATAATAACCATCTCTTTGTCCATTATCAAACACATAATTACTTGTAACATTGTATGTTGAATCGTTATACATTGTTGTTAATGGTACTGTGCCTGAAGCTTTTGTATCAATAATTTTTACAACTCGTTTCACATCAGATAGATACAATGATTGGTTTGTTCCGGGAGCAGCAACACCTGCAGCTTGTATATAAATTTGTCCACTAGAAGTTCCACCATCATCAACAAATGTGTAGGTATTAATTTGTGTTCCACTAGTTACAATTGTATTAGCATTTGCTGTAACCAAATTTTTAATTTTCAAAATCAAACTGGAATTTGTTGCAGTTGGTACAGAAACTTTGAAAATAATGGTTGCTGTAAATGCTGTCAAATCAGATGTTAATGTTTTTAATGTTGCAACAGATAAATTATTATTCATATCAATGGTTCTACCAGATATTGTCCACGGAACAATATCACCATTATCAAATTTTGTATTTGAACCTTTATTTGTCACAATAATTGTGAAATTTTCTTCAACCAAATCGGAACTAAGTGTGGAACTTTCTGTACCTATGTGTTTAATTACACCCAAATAACTTCCAGTCAATGATATTGTTGCAGCCAAATCACTACCAGAAACACCAAAAGAAACACTACGGGTTTCTATGAATGTTGTATATGATGCATCAGTAATTGTTTTAACAAATGGTAAACCTAATGTAAAAATTAATTCAGGTTTATTTGGATTTTCAAAAACTGTATCTCCGCTGGCCAAATTGCCTTGTTTTCCTGTGTTATCAATCTTAGCTTTACCGTATATTGTGTAATTGCTACTAACTTGTAACATGGATTCAATATCAGTTGTATTAAAATTTAGTGCAAAAGTTGATGTGTTATCTGGTGTCACACTCCATGATCTATTTACGGTTGCAGTTCTTGTTGAACCAACATACCCTATAATAGTTCTTGTTTCACCAGCATTTGTTCCAGAAGTAATTGAAATGTCAACACCAATATATGCATCATTAACTGTAGATGTTTTACCATTAGTTGCGGGTAATACCACTGTAGTTGCACCTGCACTTACAACCGTTCCCGTCAAAGATTGGTTTTGAAGATCATTTACAAAAGCTTTGTAAATATATGTGTTTGCATCAGAATTGTTTGGGCTGCTCTGAAAATCCAATCCACGAATATAGCCTCTGGCCACAAGTGTGGAATTATATGTTGTTGCGTTTGCTGTAAAAACATCACTTGATGAAACACAATGAAAATCCACTGTATTTGCTGTGGTTACCTCAAATACTCTTGCATTTGCACCGACAACATTTGCAACTGTAAAATAACTACCATAGTTTATAACAGTATTGTCGTTGTTTATGGAAGAGTTTGATCTCGCACGATTGGATGACAAATTAACAGGTGAAGGATTCTCTACACGATAACCATGCACATATGCAAGGCCTTTACCAACACCCATTATATACTTGTCTTCATAATCAGAATCAATTTTTGGTGTCAAACCAAAATCATTTACAATGTAATCACCATTTGTTTCATAATCACGTTTTGCAAAATAATCATCAATTGCTGCATAGACTGATCCATCAATCATTTTGAAAACATTACCGTTTTCAATACGAAGTAATTCAATAAACAATTCGTCATCACCAAAATACAATGGTTTTGATGTTAGTTCAAGACTAATCACATATCTGTCTGCACCTGGTGCCTGATAGTTTGATGCACCAACCGCAGGATCCAATAATGATGCATCATTTGCATAGTCATAAATTGTTTCGGTAATTTCCAGACCAACCCTTCTTGATGGTGTGCTGTCATATTTACTTAAAACGATTGTTGTTGGTTCAATTTGTACAAAATTTCCAAGAACATAGAAAACACCTTTGGCAATAGAAACAACAGAAGATTGACCTGTTGAACTATTTGTAATTGCTTGGCAAGCTTTGTTTGAATTTACATCATATATGATATCATTATTGGTAAATTGTGTGCCTGATTTATATACAACAATCAATGTTGGTGGATCACCTTCACCTGCGGTACCTGTTGCTTGTGCAACAGCAACAACTTTTGCTTTAATTGTACCTGTTGAATTTGTTATAAGCAATCCATTAAATTCGGAAACATCAATTGATGCACCATTATATGTGCTTTGTAACTTAATATAAAAACATTTAAAGTTGGTTGTAATCTGCCCACCAGTTACGGGGGAATTCTCTTTAAATATGTTATTGGCAAACTTTGTAATCTGATCCTGTAGAATCGTTTGCGCCTGTGTTAATTCTCTGGCCTGTACAGCCTTACCTGGTTTGAATAGAATTCGATGAAAGTTTTTTGTATCATCGAAATCATCATAGTAAGGATCAACGTTAAAATTTAGAGCCATTTTTTTCCCTTAGAAACCTAATACAAATTTGAGTTGTTCTATTCCGTCATCACTTCTTTGAACACCAGTTCTATTTTCAATATAAGCCAAATGACCAGAATATGTTGCAAAATTTGGAAGATTATATGATAGTACAGTTCTTGTTGAATTTGTTGTTTGTCCAAAAATAGGACTATTAATTACTGGAACACCTCTCGTATTTATTAGCTTTAATAGATTGGTGGAAACATTAAAATATAAAACTGTTGCAGTAAATGTTGGATTATCGACAGGACCCTGGTAAATAACTTCATCTGTTGCAAATCCAATATCTGAACCAGCTGCAACAACAATATCTGTTGTGGTACTATACACAACACCATTTGCATATGTTGGATTATATTGCTTTGTCGTTGGATTGACTATCAATCCCAATTGGTGAAAGTCAATATCTGTAGGTAATAGACCACCTTCCGTGCCCTCAAACTCACAAGTCATCATCACATGAGCACAACCTAATTCAGAAAATGGATCAAAGCCGTGGCCACCAACAGGTGATGTTGAAAGTGTTAGTACAGCATTAGCACCAAATCCAGATACAATATTAGCACTTGCATAACTATAATTACCACCTGGATTGGTAATAATAATATCTCGTATAATTCCGTTTTGTACATTTGCAGTTGCAGTTGCACCAGATCCATCACCTGTTATCACAACTTGCACCACGGAGTTACCAGGATCGTATCCTGAACCGCCAGCATTCACATTGATAACATCTATACTACCTGCACCGGCAGTTGTAACCAACGGGTTTGGAGTGTTTGAGCCAACTGCAACCGGCATCCATTCTTTGTCCATAAACTTGAGTTTAAGTCCGGTGTCGATGGTATACATAAATTTCCACTTATAACCATCTGCACCTTGGAACATTTTGTTTGCTGTATAAGTGCCTGGTTCAAAATATGGTTCTACAGTTGACGGCTGGTCATTGTTGTTCCACAAACATTTGAAAACTTGGTCATATTTGTTTTTTACATAAAAATTTTGAGTAATATAACCATTTTGATCTTTTCCAAACATGTCAACATCGTCTTGAAAATAATCATATGTTATTCCAGAAGTCCAATCTATGCGTTGTATGACTGGTGATATATCATTTGTTTTTATTTTCTTAACAATAAAGATATTTCTATGCACTTCTTTGAGTGATTTCAAGTTTGTTGCAGGAACAGGTGGGTTTATTTCATCTGGCCATGGTAATGGTTTTGCTAGAAAACAATACATTACATTGATTGGCTCAGTTAGATATGGCGGCACCACGGCCACCGGTGCATAATACATCAGTTCTATCTGAGAAAGCTTTGAACCATTTGTGAGTATATTTTTATTTGTCATGATTTATTTATCTGTCATTATGAACTATAGGCGAAATATATGCCTGCTGTGTTAGCAATATTAATATTACCAATCATTGGTACTGGATGAGCAGAGCAACGATACTTATAATTGCCAACAGATGTGTGTGGAATTCTCCACAATAATGTTCCACTTGTTTTACCTTGTGCGGCTGATTCATAAGAAATTGTTCCTGTAGGTGAAATGTGAACTAATCCTGTGTCGAAGTCAGCACTATTATCACCTGTTCTAATATGAAATGGATGAGAACCGGAAAGAGGATTTAGATTAAATCCTAAAGTTGTAGCACTAAAAGTTGATATATTAGGATTGTTTAATCCTGTATATTGAGAAAAAACATAAGCTGAGGATCCGCTCGCAGATACATCCAACACAGTCGTAGCACCAAATGTTAATACTATATTTGAAATAGTATTTGCAAAGTTAAAGGCTGCTTGGCCATTTATTGTTGCCGAATTGGCTGCAGCAAAAGCTCCATTGGCAAAGCTGGATCCTGAATTTGCTGCAGCAAAAGCTCCATTGGCAAAGCTGGCTGCCGAATTGGCTGCAGCAAAAGCTCCATTGGCAAAGCTGGCTGCCGAATTGGCTGCCACAAAAGCACCATTGGCAAAGCTGGCTGCCGAATTGGCTGCAGCAAAAGCACCATTAGCAAAGCTGGCTGCCGAATTGGCTGCAGCAAAAGCTCCATTGGCAAAGCTGGATCCTGAATTTGCTGTTACA